AAAATATGGAAACAAGCTTGAATATCGAGATATTATTTCGTATATTCAAGCTATTGAAAGGTAGGAATACCAAACTCGTACTATATACGTACGATTCGTTCTTATTTGACGTAGATGAGCACGAATTACCCGTATTGGATGAGATTAAACAAGTTTTTTATAAATTAAAGTTACGAATTACAGAAAAAAATGGAAGCAACTACGACTTTGCCTAGTTATGATTATATTTATGGGTTAGATAATAATGATGAATCTCCCCAAAATAATATAGATTTGAATAATAAATTGTTTTGTACTTTTACAACTCTTGATGAGTTGGACTCATTGATTGAAGAATTACAATCAAGGTACACTATCATGTATAATAAAATGTTTGTCCTTCATGTTAAAAGTAATAACGAATACGTTGTTACCTATAATGTAGACCAAGGCAACGTATCCTCTATCCCAGAGAATACAATTTTAGTTCACCGTAAAAAAGATAGTAATACACTTTACACTATTAACGCCTTAAACGAATTAATTAAGCGTTTAAATGGGGGTGTAGTAGATTCGCGTTATAGAGTAAACTGGCAACACTATCGTAATACAATTCTATTAACTCAACAAAATGAGCTTAAAGAACTAAAAACCAAAATTCACAAGATTATTGAGCTTTAATTTGGCTCCCCGAAATTAGTTTCGTATATTTAGTTATTAATAAAAAGTTATAAACATGGATTTAGACGTAATCAAGCAGCGTTTAGAGGCGCTGCAAAAACCCACCTCTAACAACAACAACAATGGTAAGTCATTGTTCTGGAAACCATCAGTAGGTAAACAAACAATTCGTATTGTACCTTCTAAGTTTAACAAATCAACTCCATTTAGTGAATTGTATTTCCATTATGGTATTGGGAAACCTGTAATGATTTCTCCAATCAATTTTGAGGAAAAAGATCCACTAGTAGAGTTTGCTAAAAAACTCCGTCAAACCGACCAACCAGAGAACTGGAAATTAGCTAAAAAACTCGAACCAAAAGTTCGTTATTTTGCTCCTGTTATCGTTCGTGGTATGGAAGATGAAGGTGTTAAGATCTGGCAGTTCGGTAAAGAGCTATACTCATCATTCCTATCAATGGCAATGGATGAAGAAGTAGGTGATTTTACAGATGTAGTTGCTGGTCGTGATATTAAACTTACTACTGAAGGACCTGAAATGACTGGTACTAAGTACAATCGTACCACAGCTGCTCCATCAATGAAGCAAACATCATTAGATGAGGATGCTTCAAAAGTAGAAAGCTGGTTATCAAATCAGGTAGACCCACAGGGTGTATTTAAGAAAGTTCCTTACGAAGAAATGAAATCAAACCTAGAAGGTTGGTTATCTCCAGAAGATGCTGCTCAAGAAGGTGATATCATTGATGATGAAAAGGAAGTATCAACTCCTCAAACAAATTATTCTTTGAATACTTCTACTGATAATGTTAAACAAACCAAATTGGATAAATTTGATAGTTTGTTTGATGATGATAGTAGTAACGATCTACCATTCTAAGCATGGCTAGAAAGGCAAGTAAATCGCTAACAGCAGCTGTGTCTGCTGAGATTAAAAGTAAATTTGATCTAAGTAATTTCAAGGATAAGAAAGGTCTTAGTGGGAACGTTAAGTTTAAACCCCAACAGTGGGTCCCACTAAGCAATGCCTTCCAAGAAGTTACTTCAGTACCTGGAATACCTACAGGACATATTTGTCTACTTAGAGGACATTCAGATACAGGAAAGACTACAGCACTTATTGAAGCAGCTGTATCAGCTCAAAAAACAGGTATCCTACCCGTATTCATTATTACTGAAATGAAATGGAATTGGGAGCATGCTATGCAGATGGGTTTAGATATTGAAGAAGTATTTGATAAAGAAACTGGTGAGTTAATAGATTATCAAGGTAATTTTATCTATGCTGATAGAGAGACAATCCACACAATCGAAGATGTTGCTGCTTTTATTCTTGACTTATTAGATGAGCAGAAAAAAGGTAATCTACCCTTTGATTTAATGTTCCTTTGGGATTCAATTGGTTCAGTTCCATGTGAGTTATCAGTACGTTCTAATAAGAACAATAACGAATGGAATGCTGGTGCTATGTCAACTCAATTTGGTAATAGTGTTAACCAAAGAATTACATTATCACGTAAGGAAAGTTCAGCATATACTAATACATTGGTTTGTATTAATAAAGTATGGACAGCAAAACCAGAATCACCTATGGGTAAACCTAAGTTGATGAATAAAGGTGGATTTGCTATGTGGTTTGATGCTACGTTTGTAGTTACATTTGGTAATATTGCTAATGCTGGAACATCTAAGATTAAAGCAATCAAGGATAAAAAGCAAGTTGAATTTGCTAAACGTACTAATCTACAAATTGATAAAAACCACATTAATGGTCTTACTACTAGAGGTAAAATTATTATGACACCTCACGGTTTTATTAATGACACAGAAAAAGACCTTAAAAAATATAAAGATGACCATACTAAAGAATGGAGTAAAATCCTAGGTGGTGGTGATTTTGATATTATAGAGGAAGTTTACGAGGAACCTCAACCTGAGGTATTTACAGAACAAGAACCAAGTTAAGTTATGGCAAATAAGGATTTATTAGAGCTCCTCAATAATATGGATAAGGAGCCGGAGACACCCTCCTCGCAACATGAAAGAGTTTTATTTATTGACGGTCTAAATCTATTTTTTAGAAACTTCGCAATGCTTAACATTGTAAATGAGCATGGCGTTCATGTAGGAGGGTTAGGAGGATTTGTTCGTTCATTGGGGACTCTAATAAATGCTATTCAGCCAACAGCAATGTATATTATCTTTGATGGAGAAAATTCATCAATGAATCGTAAAAATGTTCTCTCAGAATACAAGGCTGGCCGTCATCAGTCTCGTATTACTAACTGGGAAATATTTGAGGATGTAGGAGATGAACACGATGCTAAATTAGACCAAATCGTAAGATTAATCGATTATTTAAAGTGTCTCCCTGTAAAAACCATAGCGCTCGATAAAGTAGAGGCCGATGATATAATCGCTCATTTAGCGACGACTATCACCAACAACCATGATAACTCTAGAGCATTTATTGTATCAAGCGATAAAGATTTTATTCAATTAACAAGTAATAAAATTTGTGTGTATCGTCCTATTGAAAAGGATTTTTATACACCTGAAACTGTAGTAGAAAAATTTAATGTTTTACCTGAGAATTTTATTTTATATAAAGTTTTAATGGGTGATGCTTCAGATAAAATCCCTGGTATAAAAGGTTTAGGAGAGAAAAAATTACGTAAATTATTCCCAGAATTAAATGAGCGTAAATTAACTTTAGATGATATTATTGAGATAGCAGGTGAAAAACATAAGGAGCATCTTATTTATTCTCGTATTGTATTTGAAGAAGATAATCTTCGTAAAAATTACAAAATCATGGATTTACATAATCCAATGGTGGATGATTTAGAAAAAGCTTATTTAGAAGAGCAAATAGATGTTAATCCACCCTTGCTAAACGCAAAAGCTTTTCTTAGATTCTATCAAGAAGATGGGTTACGCCATCTAATTAAAAACCCAGAGTTTTGGGTTAACAACCAGTTTCAAACATTAAATAGTTTTGTAGATGACTCTAAGTGATTTAAATAAGTATGGTCCAGCATTTCAAATTAAAGTTATCCATTCCTTACTTGAACGTAAAGAATTTCTAACTAACATTCATGATATACTAGACTCATCTTATTTTGATAATCAAGCCCATAAGTGGATTATCGATAATATTTTAAAGTATTACAATGATTATCATACTACCCCTACACCAGAGGTATTAAAATCAGAATATGAAAAAGTTACTAATGATGTTTTAAAGGTATCTATTAGAGAACAACTTAGAGATGCTTATAAAATAGCAGCTACAGATTCAGAGTATATTCAAACTGAATTCTCAGCATTTTGTAAAAATCAACAGCTAAAGAAAGCACTATTAGGTAGTGTTGATTTACTTAAAGCTGAAGATTATGATTCGATTAGAGGATTAATTGATAATGCTCTTAAAGCAGGTATGGATAAAAATATTGGACATGAGTACATGAAAGATATTGAAACTCGTTACCGCGAAGAACAACGTATTACAATCCCAACTCCCTGGAATCAATTTAATGAAATACTTCAAGGTGGCTTAG